GTGATTACCTAATAGGGGTATTGTATACAATCTTAAATCTCCCCAGAACATACATTCTATTTTCGTGAAACAATACGTGAAACGTGCATAAATACTGACACTAAAGCACTTGATTAAATTTAATCATAACACTTGTATTGTATACAATCCGCAAACACGCATGGATACTAGATAAGGGTATAAACACAAATTTGTCAAGAGGGTAAATATAACTTCTTTGCATAAAATAACTCCGGATCCTGGCCAGATCCGGAGCTATAGGTACTTATAGGTCCTTAGTCATATATACACGTGCAGCTGTATGATATAACCTCATTATTAAAGTTTACTCCATCAGCTGTGAATAATATTATAGGTATACTGTAGGTAGTAGCATTAGATTTATCATACTGGTGCATAATGGCTCTTGTCGTTACTGTGTTGGCTGTAATTGTAAATACTACATTATCTGGTATCTTGTCGTATTTAGTCGGTATTGTTATATTAAAATAATTAGTCGTATTACCCAGATTGAGGTCACTACCTGTTATCGTTTCAATGTGTGGGTTCTTAAAAGTCGTACCCTGATAATTAGTAGTAGCTCCAGTAACATTTTCAATAAATGTTTTACTGCCGGAATATGCAGTATTAACACCTACATTAACAGTATCACATATTACATTTTCTCCATAAACAGTACATAGGCTATCAATTTCTATACCAGTATCAACATCATATATATACATATTACTGATAAATACATCTGTGCATTCACCTATTTTTAAACCATAATCAGTTGTACCTGTGCAGAATAGAAAAGCACTTTCTATTGTTATAAGTTTACACTTATAAAGTTCCAGGAATGTACTAGGTGTTATACCTATTGATGTATTACACCCAAAATGTGAATTACTTATTCTGATTTCTTCACATTCACTAAAATAGATACCCCTGGCAATCTGATCAATAATTAAGTTAGTAAAATATCCTGCGCGCATATTATATGCGTAAAAACCATAATTACACCACACGATATTAAGGTTATCAAATGTGATACCGTCAACATAATGGCCCTGATATTGAATAGGTGGCATATTTATACCATACTTTTTGAATTGTATAAATGAATTGGATATTACAATGTTAGTGCCACCCACAATTTTCAACCCGGATCCGTTCATTTCGGCAATGGTAATCGCGCCACCCGCTCTATGCTTAACATTAATTTGCACGTCCGACAGATATGTGAAATCGCAATTATGAGTAGCATCACCGATCTCGATAGAGTTTTCAAAGTATTTGCTATTATCACTTACTGCATCGTCTACACCTACTCTTAAGATCTGGCACCAAGAGTTAAAAACTCTGATACCTGAGTCTGTATGTGCATTAGCAATTACTTTAAAATCCTGTAGAGTGATACCACTGGCACTAAGCATAAATGCACCAGCATCTGTAATAAATCTAGTAGGAGGATCATAGCTCAGGCCACCATCACCCATAATAGTAAGCTGTTTAGTGATATCAACCATATCTGATAAATAATAATCACCACGCTCAAAGTATAGCACGGAGCCCCGAGGAGCTGCTGCAATAATATCTTCTATCAGAGTCTTATTATCAGTAACTCCATCACCAACACAACCGGCTTCTACCATATTAATAACGTTTATGATATCAGCTTTTAATGCTTTTTTATTTTCTATCTCATTGATAGCAGCTACCAGATTAGATTTATCTGTAGTGTTAAGATCATTCAGATCACCAATCTTACCAAGTACTTCTGCTGCTATCTCATTAATAGCAGCCACCAGATTAGATTTATCTGTGGTAGTAAGATCAGCCAGATCACCGGTTATATTAGCCATAATTACTAATACATCATTTATAGCTGCAACGAGATTAGATTTATCTGTAGTGTTAAGATCATCCAGATCACCAATCTTACCAAGTACTTCTGCTGCTATCTCATTAATAGCAACCACCAGATTAGATTTATCGGTGGTAGTAAGATCCTCTAAATGCCCTATAACATCTTCCATTGTAAAATGCTGGATATTACTGTCTACCACATACTGATCACCAGCAGTGATATTAACAAGAGCTTTATAGAGAGTATCTCCCCATACAATCCACTCACTAGCAGCTGTAGGAAATGTAGCTGTAAGTGTTGTTGCATCCTCATATCTGTTGGTAAAATTCTTGGCAGCTCTTACTACAAAGCCTCCCAGATCAAACACAACAGTCCAGTATTCATCCCTTGTCAGCGCCACTCCAGCCGGTACCGGCTGTACACTGATATATGCGGTACCTGTGAGAGGATCAATAACTATAGTATTTTTCTCATACTGTTTAGTAATATTCCACTGGATAGGATCCGCATACTTAAGAGCATTGATAGATACAAACTGCTCTATTGTATGCTCCAGCTCTTTAAGTGACTCCAGGATCCAGTCCAGGTTTAAGGTGTGTAGATTGGTATATGGCCACTGTTCAAATAATCCCATAATGTAAAACCTCCTTTTATTTTAGTATACACCTATGCAAAATCTCTGGATGAAATCTTTAATTATAACATCCATCAGATTAAGCTCTACTACTTCTCTCTGCTCTTTAATGAGCTGTTGCGTACTGGTAAGGCCTATGTTACCCTGTTCAGTTCTTTCATGTTTGATGGTACCGGTATCTGTAGTGGCTTTATCAAAAGTCCTATCAACATCCTGTCTACCGGTATGATCATAGGTATCAGTACCATTATAGTTACCAACATCTTTACTCTCAGGAGCTGCAGTATTTGAGTTAAAACCATATACAGAGTGAGTAGTATCATCATCAAGATCTCTGGTTTCTTTATCCTGGAGATTATCTACCCTGTCTGTATTATCTGTGGTGTGATCAGTACCGGCAAGGTCTCTGGTCTCAGTCTCTATCGTGGTTCCGTCTTTATTCCAGATAGGATTATACTCATACTGGGTAGTATCATAGAGCTCGTTCCATACTGTAATATTTTTCTTACTCCAGGAGCCTATAGCTTGTTTTAAAAAGCCTACATTATTATAGAGGATCTCCATCTCTGCGGTTTCCATCAGGAGATTATCTATAAGAGTCTGACGATCTAAGGCCTCCGGTATCTGCATCAGATCCAGTACAGTACTATCATATTTATACATTCCTATCAGATCCACTGTCGCTCTCATCAGCACCTACCTCCTCTCTAAATCTCCAGTCTACAGATAACTCTATACCGAACATATCAGAGGCTTTTTGGCAGCTCTCCTTAAGTGAGTCTAAGGCCATATCAGCCCAGAGCTTTACCTCCACATCATTACTCTCAACTTCTGCAGTAATGAGTCTTTCTTTCTTTTCTGTATTACTGTTAGGTATGCCTAAATCTGTCATAAATTTAAGCTCCCACTTTCTCATATCATCCATGATATCAGAGACAATATAAGAGTTTTTAAGATCCTGGTTAAACATCAGCCAGTTAGGAGATCCATCCTCATTGAAAAGGTCTTTTGCTATCACTGCAGCCGGCTCTCCTGAGGCTATCTTATCAAATAGTACCTTAAAGCTCTCAGCATCTCTCTTAGAAGAGGCTGCAAAAACATAAGCCAGTTTACTATTAAATAGGTTAGTGCCTACTGTCTCAGCAGATAGAGCCATCACATCAGCATAAAAGTTTACCTTATCCATGATGCCTCCATAATCCGGCTGGAGCCTTATGAGAGTGCACTGAGTATCTATCTGAGGCTCTAAGATGCCTGATAGCAAGGGATTAGCTATCACTGCATGAGTCGGCTGATACATAACATTGTAGCCTTTAAGGCTGCATCCCTGAGGGATAACCCCAAACTTATCAGTATTTATAATGGCAATATATCCCCAGCAGTACAGAACATATAAAAAGTAATTCTGGGCCCACTGCTTTGGCATTTTCCACTTAAATACTGCAATAGCTTTTTGCAGCAGATACCTCCTAAAGTACCACTGCAGATTAGTATCTCTAACGTGCATAGTACTTGGAGATAGCATACTGTTATATGCATTTTGATGGTCATAGAATACCGGGGCTCCATATCCTATAAAACCAGCATAGTTAGTATTTTCCATTTATCCTCCATTCTCTGGCAGCTTTAGCCAGAAGCCATGGGAATTTTTCCCAAAATTTTGGAGGCTCCGGCTCAGGTGGTACCGGAGCACCGGTGAAGTATGCATCTATATATACATTCCTCCATTCAGTATGATAAGTAAGGGTCTGCTCCTCTGCTACTGAGATAGCTATAGACTCATCATAGCTGGTCCATGCTCTAAGATCTTCTAAAGTAGAGCCCTCAAATGGATATGCATATATAGTAAAGGTCTCCAGATTGGTTACAGTAGCTGGGATTGCATAGCATACACCATCTCCATGAGCATTACAATAAATTCTAGCCATATAAAGCCTCACTCATAATAAAAACCACTGTTCATATATCCTACTATAGTCTCCAGCTCCTGAGCGGTGCATGATATCTGTGGATCTGCATCCTCACATAAGATATATCCAGAGAGTCCTGATATCTGCCTGGGAGCGCATAGAGGCCTACCACGACTGGCCAGATCCTCATCTGCGATATCTAAAAAGTCGGCCATGATACCGAATACATTATTAAAAGATAATGTTCCGTTAGATCCAAGAGTAGAAGATACCGGCTGGGATAGCTGCGCTGCATCTCCAATAGCTGCCAGTCCATTAGATAACATACCTACCGGATTGAGAGTAGCTGCGTTTACTACTGCATTACCTCCATGAGATATCATATCTGATAGTGCACCCTGGTTAAACATATTTTGGCCAAGCTGGATAGGTACACCAATTTGTGTAGTATGTACGCTCTCATATATAAGTTTATCTCTGTACTTTACATTGAGACGTCCGGATCCGGTGATAAGGTCCACTTTATAATCACAAGTTAGTGTAGTAGTATCCAAGAGGTTAAAGCCATCAAGAGGAATAATACCCCAGGGTCCGGCCTCTAATCTGTATCTGCTAAAAGGTGGCAGATTAAGATACTGGCCTCTTGTTGATGCCTTTGGATGTTTTGGTACAGTAAAACTTAAATTAGTACCCCACTCAAGAGCTGACAACATACTAACACCAGATACTGAGGCCTCCCACCATCCTACTGTAGGAGTGCCACCTGATGCTGGAGCATTAAAGGGGAACCACATACATGAGACTATGTACTGCAGAGGATTGAATATGCACTTTAAGAGCTCCTCAGATATCTCCTCTACTTCATAGCCACCACTGAGCATATAATTTACCAGAGCTTTCATGCCGGCTGCGGTCGCTCTATAATAGGTAACCGCTCCTCCGTTGCCTCCGGATCCTTTACCCTGGATACCTACTACATAGCATCCTGAGCTAAGATCTTTTGTAAAAGGTGACGTAATAGTGTTGGCCTCATGTGTATTCTGAGCTATGGCTGGATAGTATCTATCTACCACTCTTAAGTTATAGGCAGATGCTGCTCTGGCCACATATGCAGTATAGGATCCTATCTGGCTTTTAAATGATGCCATAGGATCTGATATAAGATCTGCTACCCAGAGTCTGTTATCCCACTTCCAGTCTCTCACCCAGTAATATCTATTAAACTCTGATATGTAGCAGTAGTTATAGCCAGTAGGATTGCCGCTCTGGCCCACATCCAGTTTAATAGTAGGATTGATAGCAGAGGATCCGGCCTTAAGCTCTATGGAGTATTCAGAGCCTCCGTTAGGCTGCTTAGTGGAGTTTATTCTTTTTGAAAAAGTATAAAAGGTTGCGGTAAAACTCATAACTCCTCCTATTAAATAAGGCCAAGGCCCATAAGAGCCAAGGCCTCATTAAAGCATCAATCCAAAAGAAGTACTACTGCATTCTCTGTAAAGTCATTCCAGTATCTGTCTGTAAACTTGAGCCAGAAATTCTGGAATTCTCCCTTTCCATTGTAAGCTGCAGAAGTTGTACGCTGGTTTACAATAGTATAGCCGGCTGCTTCTACGTCTGTGATGATACCAAACACATTAGACTTTGTAACCGGACTCTGTGGTGTTTCCAGTGTTCCGTCATTCTTCATATATGTAGGTGTGATCTGGATCTGATCAAGTGCCATGATTGACTGCCAGAAGTTAAGGATTGCCGTATCTGCCATCTTAAGATAGTTATCATGGTAAATATCAGAAAGTACAGAGGCCTCCATCTGGAACCTCTCAGTGGAGAGGAGGTATACGTTCTGCTTTTCGTATGGTGTATGCCTTGAGATTTCTTTACCTGTTACGTTCTGGTGGTAAATAACAGCTCTCTCAGTAAGAAGAGAGGAAGCAGTAGCTACTGTACCATAGAGCCACTTAGTGAACTTAACATACTCATCAGCATCACCTCTGATATCTGTAAGAGTCTTAGCCGGTGAGTAACCGCTCCAGGTATTATACATGGTAACAAGGTGGAGCACCTGAGGCGCATTATTAATGGAAATAATGCCGGCGATAAGATTACAGAGGATCATTCTTGCCATGCTCTCATGCTTCTGCTCTGTCATATCTGAGATGTTCTGGAGCTTACCAGTGATAAACGCTCCCAGCTCATCTGCATTCTGGAAAGCTACGTCGATCTGGTTAGAAAAGAGAGTCCATGGGATCTCATAGTCATTCTGGCCATAGAAGTTGGTCTGCAGTACCTCATCAATAGTAGGTGACTGATCATCAACCGGTACTCCGGTTGTAAGAGGGAGTCTGCTACCATCCTCCCAGTCTCTGTCAATGTAATTGATCTTTCTTACGTGATTTCCATATCTGATAGCATCTGCTTCAAGTCCCTGGAAATGACGTGAATAAGGCCTCGTGGATATGATAGTTTTTGAGAGTACCTGGGAAATAGCTCCCATTAAATTCTCATAACCGGCCAAAAGGCCCGTCTGCGCTACGGCCGTGAACTCCGATGTGTTTGTAGGAGTGATCACTGCTTTACCAGTAGCCTGAGTTACAATCTGGTTAAGAATAGTACCGATTGCATTATAAGTAAGTACATTTGCTGCCATCGTTTATACCTCCTTTTTTGGTGATGGTGGATTAATAATATTAGCAAGGATATCCTCAGCAGTTACCGGCTTAGGCTGCTGTACACCCATAATAAAGCCATTCTGGAAAGTCTGAGTAAGATCCTTTACGCTCTTTAGTACATCATCTACAGTAGTACCCTGAGGAGCTGGTGCCGGAGCCGGAGTAGGTTCCGGAGCTGGTGCCGGAGCCGGAGTAGGTTCCGGAGCTGGTGCCGGAGCCGGAGCTGGTGCCGGAGCCGGAGCTGGTGCCGGAGCCGGAGCACTTCCTACCATATTTAAAGCTGCGATCTGCTGCGCATTAAATCCGGCCTTAGCCAGGATAAGTATCTCATCATTATTAAAAGACATATCATACCTCCTTAGATTTCTTTTTCTTTTTCTCTTGTTTTGGGTAGTTATTAAAGCCCTTTTCTATAATAGTTTTTGCATAGTCTACTGTCGATATATCCATATCAACACTGCCAATAATACCACTAACAGAGCCTTTACTTGAATACTGCCATATGCCATATTCTTTGCATACTTCCGGCTCTTTTCCGTAACGTGCTACCCAGTGCGCATAGCTCTTTATCCTTTCATGGTTTAATTTATTCTTAAACCCTGAGATATCAGATGCATAAATGCCTACAAAATATCCGGCACCCTCCAGTATATTACAAAATGCTACTGCAGCATCTGTTATCGCATCCTTATATCTATTCTCCTGGGCCTCTATATCCAAAAATACCGGATACTCAAACCTAAGGCCCTTAAGGATATCTATAAACCTCAGCGCATCTGCAGTACCAGCCTCTATACCTCTAAAATTCTTACCAGCAAAATAGTAAGCTCCTACGTAAAGCCCAGCAGCCTTGGCCTTATCATAGTTTTCTCTAAATTTAGAGTCGGTATAAAAGCCTTTATCTGATCCTCCGGCCTTGATAATACAGAAATCAATACCAGAGGCTTTAACTCTATCAAAGTCTATAGAGCCATTCCAATGAGAAATATCTATGCCTTTAATCTGCATCCCTCTCTATGTAATCAGTTAGCCTCTGGATAGCTATAGTATTATTGTTTAGAGCCTGAGTCACTTTATCCATCTCCTCTTTATGCCTGTTACTGATATCTGAGATATCTTTCCGGTAGTTATCCTGGATATATTTTACATACCATCCCATTACCACACAAGCTACGATCGGAAAAGCATACTGGCCTATAGCACTCCAGATCTGATCCATATAACCTCCTTTCTGTATACGTGTATACAATCCATAAGTTTTTTAAAAGGCAGATATTCCACTCTAGCACCTAGCAAGTGCATGGCCACCCTTCAGGGGCTGCTATTGGCCATAGAATATCTGCCTATATTTATATTATTTCCTATCATAATATTTGTCAAATATTACTTCATAAATGTACGCTTCAAAAACTACCTGTTTTTTCATGTAGGCTCTCCAGATGTGTACAAAATCTTTTCTAAATCTGTCTCTGTCTCTCTCACCGGTGCCATAAGTTTTAGGAGATCCGGACTTAAAGCCGGTAACATAATACTCATTCTTAGACTTATGCTTATAAATGCAGATCTCACCTATAGCGCATACCGGCTTATACTCTTTTATGGGCCTTGTCTCTATCCGGCCTCTCTCTTCATTTAAAAAGGTATTCCGGATGGCCATATTGAAAAACTCAGTACCCCTGGTTAGCTGGTATAAGGCAGTATCAGCTTTTTCCTCTGAGATCTTAGATTGATAGAGATCTATCAGGAGCATTCTTCTTTTTTTATCATAATAATACTCATTGCCACTCTTCCGGATCTTTTCTGCTATTGTGATAAGGCCAAGCTCCATAAATAATGGATTATCTATCCTGTTACTGTTAGCAAGGCATAAGAGCTTTATAGGATCCTCTCCGTTTAATTCTCTATTCCTGTTTATAGTCTCATAGGCATTAAAAAGAGCATCTGCCTCGCCCTTTATCGGCTTTTCATTAAGCTCTGGGATAAATTCATCTTCTATAATAATTTCTATGTCGGATCCATCTACACCACGGAGGTTAGAAAAGGTGCTCAGTGATGTTAAGAGGCCCATACTCTCTCCGGCCGGTATAGGCTTACCATCCTTATTATAATCAGTCTCATAAAATGCAGATATGTATGTATAGACCGAGAAAGGCCTGTGATC